CCGGATGTTCGCCCGCCGCGACGCGTTCCGGACCGTCGCCGAGGCGATCGCCTCCGCCATCGCCGCGGTCCCGTTCAACCTCTACCAGCGCGACAAAAAGAACGGCCGCGTGAAGCTCTACGAGGAAGACCACCTGGTGGCTGCTGCTCTCGTCTCCCCGCTGGCGCGCCTGACTCAATATCGATTCGTTGAGGGCCTCATGCTCGACCACGTCCTCCACGACCGCTGGGCGTTCCTGATCAACCGGGACGACTTCGGCGGCTACGAGTTCATCCGTCTGCCCGGCCAATGGATCGCGTTCGTCGTCGACGGGTTCCGCCGCATCACCCACGTCGCTGTCTACCCCGGGACCGGCCACGAGTACTTCATCCCGGCGTCCTCATGCGTGTTCGACGTCGGCTACGACCCCAACCCGTCCGGTACGACGACGAGCGGCTACTCCATCAGCCACACGCTCGAAGGCTCCGCGGCTGAACTGGAGTACGGCTCCGCCTATCGGGCCGCGCTGCTCCACGGCGGCCCCAAGGTCCCGATGTACGTCAAGCGCCCCGCGGCCGCGCCCGAATGGGTCAAGTCCGGCGGACGGCAGCGCTTCATCGAAACGTTCAAGGCGTACTCCTCCGAACGTGCCGGCGAGGTCCCCATCCTCGAGGACGGCATGGAACTGGCCGCGGCCCCGCAGCTCGACGTCAACGACGTCCAGTACCAGGCGACCCGTCTCGCCGCGCAGATCGAGTTCGCCATCGCCATGCACTTCCCGCCCGAGCTCGTCGGCTATCGCGCCGGCAACTTCTCCAACATCGAGGCGCTCCGCGAGCAGCTCTATGTCGACGTGCTCGGCGGCCGCATCACCGCGTTCCGCCAGGCGCTCAACTCCGGGCTCCGCGCTGCCGGTGCCATCACCGCCGGGTTCTACATCGAGGAGAACATTGCGATCCGCCTGGCGTCCTCGCCCGAAAAGCAGGCCAGCGTCCTCCAGACCCAGGTCGGCGCTCCGATCAAAACCGTGAACGAGGCCCGCCGGCTGCTCAACCTCCCGCCGGTGCCGGGCGGCGACGACCTGGTCGTTCCGCTGAACGTCACCAAGGGCGGACTGGCCTCTCCGACCGATACCGGCCCGAAGGCTGCCGGCCCCGGCCGCTCGCTCAAGTCGATTACTCAGGGGGCCCCGGCTGCCGGTTTCAAGGCGGCCACCGAGAAGCAGCGCGATCGTTTCGCCGTGGATCTGGCGGCGGCGTTCGAACGCCAGGCGGCTCGGGTGAAGAGCGGCCTCGGCTCCGGCTCCTCCCCGGGGTCGCTGGCGGATTCGTTCGACATGAAAGCGGAAAACGACGAGCTCGCCTCCGTGATCTATCCGCACAGCTACGCCATCGCGCTGACCGGGGCCGAGGACGTCCTGGCGAAATACAACCCGGACCGCGCCGGGTTCGCCGACGAGGTTCTCATGCCCTGGCTGCTGAAGGCTTCTCAGGGGACCGCAAACGCGATTAACTCGGCGACGTTCGCAAATCTGGCCGCGGCCGTGTTCTCCGACGACTGGACCGACTCCGTTTCGGCGCTGTTCTCGCGCATGTCCGACGCCCAGGCGGGGGTCTGGGCGCAGACGATCACGACCACGAGCACCTCGTTCGGCGCTGCCGACGCGGCGAAAATCTCGGGGCTCGGCCAGAAGACCTGGCGGCAGGCCCCGTCTGCTCTGCCCCGCTCCGCGCATGCCGCGCTGAACGGCGAAACCGTGCCGATCTCTGAGTCGTTCTCGAATGGCTCGCGCTGGCCCGGCGACCCGATGGGCGACGCGGCCCAGAACGGGAGCTGCCACTGCCACGCGGAGTACTCCCCCGCCGAGTAAGTCGCCTAGGCGCTCCCGCTCCTCCTGCTCAACCGGCCTACTCGCTCGGAGAATTTCAGCGATAATTCAGCCGTGGCCTAACCCCTCCACAAAACGGAGAGGGGTTAGGCAGCTTGATCACCATCGTTACCGGTCCCCCCGCTGCCGGTAAATCGGCCCATGTCTCCGACAACGCCCAGCCGGGCGACGTCCGGATTGATTTCGACGCCATCGCCCAGGCACTCGGCGCTCCTCTCGCGCATGCCTCCTCCGGCGCTGTTCGCCAGGTCGCTCGCGCCACCCGGAAGGCCGCCATCGCTGCGGTCCTCGAAGGCGTCTCCGAGCCTGCCTGGATCATTCACACGTCCCCCACCGACGAGCAACTGGCGACTTACAAGGCCGCCGGCGCTGCTCTCGTCGAAATCAACCCGGGGATCGATGTCGTCCTCGCGCAGGCCGCTGCCGACTCCCGCCCCGATGGAACCGATCAGGCGATCCGCGCCTGGTTCTCAAACCGAGAGGAGAAGGCCGTACTCATGCCCGCACCTGCCGAGACCGTTCGCCGTCTCAAGTCATTCACGCCCGTCACTTTCAAGGCCGAGGGCCAATCGATCGAGGGCGACACCACGCTCGGGCCGGGCGAGTTCATCGCTCTGGCCTCCGTGTTCACCTCGATCGACTCCTACGGCGACCGCCTGGTCCGCGGCGCGTTCGCCGAGACGCTCGCCAACTGGAAAGCCTCCGGCGACCCGATCCCCGTCATCTGGCAGCACAACTGGACCGACCCGTTCGCCCACATCGGCGCTGTCGTCTGGGCCAAGGAAACCGAGCAGGGTCTGCTCTACAAGGGCCGCCTGGACATCGAAGAAAACCCGTTCGCGGCTCAGGTCTATGGCCTCATGAAGGGCCGCCGCGTTACCCAGCAATCCTTCGGGTTCGACGTCCTCGACGCCGCCGAAGTATTCGAAGACGGCAAGTCCGTATTCGAGATTCGGAAAGTCCACCTGTTCGAGGTGGGGCCGTGCCTGGTCGGCGTCAACCAGGCCACTGATCTCCTCGACATTAAGTCGGGTGGAGTCGCTCCGGGTCCCGGTGCGGCTGAGCCTCGCGGCCAGGTTTCAACGCCTGCGGCCGGCGCGCCTAGTACGGCTCCGGGCAGTGCCCCGGAAGCGCCCGCCAGCACCAGCAACGGTCCCGCCAGCGCATTGCTCTCTCTCGATATAACCCAATTCCTGATGGAGGAATCATGAGTAAAACCCTGCTGGAGCAGCGGAACGAGATCGTTCTCGAAATCCGCAACGTCTCCAAAGCCCGCGAAGAAAACGGCGGCGATTTCAACGACGAGGAGCGCTCGCGCGTCACCGACCTCATGGGCAAGGCCTCCGCGCTGCAGACCCAGATCACCGCCACCAAGGTCTCCCAGGCGCTCTCCGACGACGTCAAGTCGTTCCTCTCGGAGGCCGCGGCCGCCGACCTGAACGCTTCCGCTCTGAAGGACACCACGCCCGGTACTCGCCGGGTTAAGTCGCTGGGTGAATATTTCACCCAGTCGCAGGAGTTCAAGGCCGCGATGGGCCCGTTCGCCGGTAAGTCCGTTCCGAGCGGTCACCGGTTCGGAACCGACCCCGTCGCGATCGCCGGCGGTCTGAAGGCGCTTATCGGAACCGACCCGGCCGGCGACGGCTCCGGTGCCGGCAACCTGTGGGACCCCCAGCGCGTTCCCACGGTCGACGCCACCTGGCCGACGCTGCAGCTCCGAAACGTCATCACGGTCGGCACGACCACGTCGGACGCCGTCGCCTATGCGCGGATCCTCCGCGCCGGTGCCGGCTCCGTCAACGCCGCGGCCGGCGTCGCCGAGGCGACCTCTGCCGCTGCGGGCGCGATCACCACGACCGGTACGAGCCCCGGCCCGTACACGACCACCCAGGCTGCCGGTTCCGGCGCTAAGCCGCAGTCGTCGCTGTCGTTTGAGAAGGTCACGGCTCCTGTCGTCACCATCGCTCACTGGGTCCCCGCGACCAAGAAGGCGCTGACCGATGCCGGCCAGCTCCGCACGCTGATCGACGCGTTCCTCCGTAACGGTCTCGAGCAGGAAATCGAACGCCAGGTCCTCGGCGGCGACTCGACCTCCGCCGAAGAAGTGGACGGTCTGCTCAACACGGACGGTATCCAGGCGCAGGCGTTCGACACCAACATCCTCGTGACGATCCGTAAGGCCCTCACCAAGGTCCGCAACTACGGCAAGCCCAACGCGATCCTGGTCTCGCCGGGCAACGCAGAGCGCATCGATCTGCTCCGCACGTCCACCGGCGCTTATCTCGGCGGCGGCGCGTTCGGCCCGGCCAACCCGACGATCTGGCGGACCCCCACCGTCGAGGTCCAGGGTCTGTCCGACTCGACGGTTCTCGTCGGCGACTTCTCCACCGCTGTCCTCTGGGACCGCGAGGAAGCCAGCATCACGGCTACCGACTCGCACGAGGACTTCTTCGTCCGCGGGCTCGTGGCCATCCTCGCCGAGGCCCGCGCGGCATTCGGTGTCCTCGACCCGGCGCTGATCGCGACCGTTGCCGTCACCGGCACGGACGAGATCGTGCCGGTCTAACCCGTGGCCGCCGACAAGCTGTCCCGGTTCGTCGTCATCGACGGCGTGCAGGTCGCCCGCGAGCGTGCAATTCGCCGCGGGTGGCTCAAGGCCGACGAGGACACCAAAACCGCCACCGACGCTCCTCCGGCCTCCCGGGCCCGGACCGCCGGCTCCACCCGCAAGGCCGGCAAGCCCGCCGGCGCTGCGCCGGCCGTCTCCGAGGCGCCGGCCGGCTCCGACGCGCCGGCTGCCCCGGAGAAGGAGGCTGACCTCTAATGGCTCTGCCCGTCCTGGCCGTAGCTGCCGAGCTCGCTGCCCGCACCGGTCGCCCGGTCGGAGACCAGCGGCTCGTCGCTGCGCTCGTCGATGCCTCTCGGCGGTTCCGTTCCGCTGTCAGTCATGACGTCTCGCTGGTGACGGATGAGCTTGAGCTCGACGGCTCCGGCAGCAGGACCATCCTGCTGCCGGCTGCCCCCATCGTCTCCGTCACCTCGCTGGTCCTCGTGACCGGCGAGGTGCTCGTGGACCGGGTTCACTTCCAGATCGGCAAGCGTGCCGGTCTGCTCCGCCGGCTCGGCGGGCGGGTCTGGCCCGACGCTCTCGGGTTCGCTCAACTGACTTACACGCACGGCTATGACGCCGTAACGGCGGACGAGGACGGCGCTCTGTCGCTGCTCCCCGGCGATATCCAGGGCGCGGTCCTGGATATGGCCCAGATTCTCATGAACGTCACGCCTGGTGTGCAATCCAAGACCGTCCTCGGCGACACGACCGCGTTCGGCGCAGCCGCCTCTGTCGGCGTCACCCAGGTCTGGACCGATGCGGTCTCCAACTACCAACTCCACCGAGGGGACGAGGCATGAGCGGGTTCTACTCCGAGACGGTCTCCCGCCTCCGGCCCGGTGTGAAGCAGAACCGTGCTCTCGAATCGGTCCCCGATTACGACGGGCTCCGCGAGGCTCCTGGTCTCGAATGGGAGCGGGTTCACGTCCGCCCCGTCTCCCAGACCGAGGTGGTCGGCACGGACCGCGCCACGGCGGTCTCGCAGTGGCTGCTCGCCTCCGAGCCGGGCTCCGGCGATTTCGATGTCGTCTCCACCGACTGGGTCCGCCTCCCGGACGGGACCGTCTGCCAGGTCATCGGCGCGCCGGCCCGACCCACCGACCCGCTCTCGGGCGGCCTGCACCACATTCAGCTCCTCCTCGAAGAGGCGCACGGCTGATGGTCGAATTCAAGCTCGACCGCGCCGGAATCGGCGAGGTCCTCAAATCCTCCGAAATGGCCGGCGCGGTCTCCGCGGCCGCCGACGCCATCGCCGCGAACCTGCCGGCCGACGTCGACGTCTATCTGGAGCCGTTCACCAGCGACCGCGCCGGCGTCACCATCGGCATGGCCGGCAGGAACATCGCCGGCCGTGAAGCGAAAAACGGCGAGGTCTCCGGCGCTGCCCGCGCGGCCGGTCTCGACTTCCGGGGCCGGCCATGAAGCGCGCTGTCGCGTTCGGGGATCCGCAGAGCACCACCAAGCTCGCCG